CTGTTAGTTAGTTTTTGTTTTACAGTCTTAGACCAAGGAACTAAAACATCGCAATGAATAAATAAAGAACTACAATAATCTTCTATATAAATTATAAATTCGTTTTCTCTTATAAAAGGAATTTTCATTGAGACTCTAAAGCAGCTACCTTAGATTCTAGTGTTTCAATCCTAGCTATTGCTTCTTGCAGTGCAGCAGTAAGTAGTGGTACTAACTTAGACTGGTCAATACCCTGAGCCTTAATAGAACCGTTAGCATTGACTGCATCCTTCTCACCAACCACAGCATTAGGAACTACTGCTTGTACTTCGTGTGCTAAGAAACCATCAATCGTACCTAGTGAAGGATTGTTAATCCAAGTAAAGTTAACTGGGTTTAGCTGTTTGACACGAGCAATAGACCCTGTCATGTCTGCTACATTTTCTTTTAACCGATAGTCAGATGACTCATTAAAATAAGTTGTTGTTCCATTAGTAGTAATAGAACCAGTCGAAGTATAAGTTGCTGTACCAACAGCACCATAAACAAAATCAACGTATGTAAATGCACCCTCTCCAGTTATACAGAGAAGAGACTGACCGCCTGATCCCTGTCCTTGAAATACACCAGCTGGATGAGTTCCTTGTCCTTGAACAAACATATTCCAAGAACCGCTAGATGGATCAGATGAGCGACCAACAACTACATTTTTACTACTAGCATTTGTAGGATTAAATATTGCATAGTTAGTAAAGTTAGCTGTGTTACTAAAAGTAGCACCACCACTAAATGTTTTAGCACCAGTAAAGTCTTGAGAGCCAGATAACTTAGCCACATTAGCACCAGTTGCTACAGTAACAGCACCAGTATAAGGGCCAGATCCAGTACCAGTAACAGTAATGTCTGTACCCGCAGCTACTGAAGTAACGCCAGAGCTAATAGCTGAAACAGCTGATTGAACAAAAGCAGTAGTAGCTATCTGGGTAGTGTTAGTTCCACCAGACGCAGTAGGAGCAGCAGGAGTACCAGTAAATGTAGGACTTGCTAGGTTAGCCTTAGCTGCTAAGTCAGCTGCAATGTTAGTAAACTCAGTATCAAACTCAGAGCCTCGAATAATCTTGTTAGTATCGCCAGAAGCTAATCCGTCTTTTACACTGAAGTCAGTTGTAGGAGCGTATGCCATTATAGAACCTTTCCTTGTTTAGCAAATATGTCAATCTTTTGAAGAGCCAGATAGTTACCGTTTACATCAGCTTCTAATCCAACCTGTACAGAACTACCTGCACCTGAAGCTGGTACTGTAAAGCTATCATTCTTTGTACCACCTGCACCAAACTCTGCAACACCAAACTCACCCACACCCCATTCATAGACAAGAGATCCAGGTAAAGTTTTACTAGCAGTTCTGTAGTCTTCCTTATAATCAAAACCCCAGAAGGTAAAGAACTGTTTGTTGCTTTCTCCTCTGCATGTAAACCCTAAGTTCTTTAGGATCTTAATGCGAACAGGATCGTTAAGGGTAGTGTAGTTAGTGTAATACTTAAACCGATAAGGGTTACCATTGTCTTGATAGCCAGAGTACTTACCAAGGTAAGCGTCATCTGAGAAGATTAACTCGTTAGCCTCAGTAACCCAGAAAGAAGTCGGAGCAATTCCTGTCCAGGTAGTAACCCTTGCTGCACCATCAGGTAACAGTGTGCGCATGTCAAAGGCATAGACAACTCCTGTCGTAGGTAATGTTAATAAGTATAAAGCATCTCTTGCAAAGTAAATTGACTTAAGGTTTACTACTGTTTCATTATCTAATGCAGCTAAGAACTCATCTCGTACATTCTTAGACAGATCTCTAAAGGGTAAAGACTTCTCTTGAATAACTCGTTGTAAGCTAAGCAGTCCAGACTTAGACAAGAAGATAATATCTGATCCTGTATTCTGTACTGTATCTCTATTTATACAACCAACATTAGGAATAAAGTCTACTAACTCTAACTGAGTAACATCAATAGGGCTAGAGTAAATAGCAATGTTATTCTTACCAAAAATAATTAAGAATCCATTATGTGCTGCTAATGCTACAATCTCATCGTTGCTTGGAAACACAGCATTTAATGACAAGAATCCTGAGTCACCACCACTAAAGTCACTACCGTCTAGTAGACGAGAGAAGTACACAGTCTGTTTGTCATTAGCAATATCAGCTAACCAAATACGCCCATAAGCTGCTAGTCCACAGTTAGGTCTGAAAGAACCAGATGAATATCCTACAGGTAAAGTACCTACATCATCTAGCTTTTGAAATCCAAATGTACCACTGTCATGATCGTGTGGATTTCCACCAGACACAGGCAACTCGTGGTAAACCAATACATCATGTCCTGCTTGTACTAAGTATGCATGTGGCTCTGCAGAAGAACCATCACCATAAGGTAATGACACGGCTTGCCAGTGATCGTTAGTTATATTGTAGCTAGCATCAGCACTGTTGTCAGCATTTCTTACTGTAATAGCTGTAATGCTGTCACCAAGACCAGTGTAAAGAACTCCTCCACCGCTGGAGATAGTTACATTGTCACCTTCTTTTAAAAACTCATAGATAAACTTAAAGCTAGTAGGAGCACCAAACTCTCCAATACTGTACTCAGCTATGCCATACTCAGATGCACCAGCTGCGCTTACAAAACCTACAGGACCAGCAATAGATGTCCATCCCTTCCTTGCAGCAATCCTACCAGCAGAATCAAAAACAACATTATCTGCTACCTTAGCAAACCGAATGTCGCTATCTTCTCCTGAGTCCTGGCTATTAATGCCAAAGAACCCAGGAGCAGCTAGGCTTTGTTTGATTAGTTGACTAGGCATTCCAGACTAACTCTTCAGGGTAACGATTCTTTTCAATGCTGATATGATCTGCTAGAGATTCCTTGTACATAGCGTATGCTTGTGTTGCTGAGAACCCTGCATCCTCACCTCGCTCAGCAATAGCCTTGGCATAAGCAAGGAAGATGACTGGCTCAGAAGGAACCTTCAATGTATCTGAGGCATTTAGTAGTGGATCTTGAGGTTGGATAATGTTAAACCTAATAGTATAAACACCATCAGGAACTGGATAAATATCAACTTGAGTATCGCCTTCATCATTCACACCATTAAAGTTATAGTATAAAGGCGTACCTTTAACTGTGTCTCTATTTAAGAACAGATCATTCATTTCCTTAGTAGTTCTGTAGATCATCTCAACATTAGTGGTGTCATTAATAACATCAATAAGCCTGAACCTAACACCAGATCCTACTAAGACACCATTAAATAACCCATCTACTGTTTGCATAGTAAGGGTCTGAGACAAACCATTCCAGTCATAAGCATCTTCTACTTGGCGTTGTGCGTCAATCACAAACTTACCAATGAGTTTAGAATAGCTATTCTCAGAGATTGAACCTACTTCGTCCTCTCTGAGCCTGACTAAAACATTATTAACTAGGTCTAAATAATTCATAATATATTATACCATATTTTTAAGAGTTTGTCAAGTACTACCATTTAACTTTATCTGCCCAATATGCTGCAGACATCTTACCTTTAGCAATATTACTAGCGTGCCTAGCTTTAAAAGATTTACGCCTGTTGGCATAGGATTCAGATTCCCCAGATTTTTTAGGAGAACCAGATACTCCCTGCTGTCCAAACCTAATAGTCTTTACCTTGTCACCTTCCTTAGCTACCACCACATGAGACTTAGTAGGGTGGTTAGGTGTACGCTTAGGCTTGTTATATCCAGATACTCCTACCTTCTTTAGTCTTGAATCACTCATGCTTCTTTTCCTAGTTCAATTGGAAAACATACACCCTGAACAATCTGTGCTTGTTCTTGCATCATACTATCTATTGTCTTCATAACAACAGCTTCACACTCTAGCTGGTTATCAAACAGATCAGACTTCCAGAATGCACATTGTCCACCTATGCAAAATAAAACTACACCTAAGAATGTATTCATTTCTTTTTCCTCTTGCTCTTTCCAGCAGTATTGAGTGCTATTGCTACCGCTTGCTTCTGACCGTA